CATATGTTTAATCACCCGTAAAATTGAGATAAATAGAATCTAAAACGTATTTAATTTTTCTTTTTGGAATTTTACTTTCTTTTTGTATTTCTTTAACTATATCAACATATTTTAAATTATCGTCAAGCAATATTTTGTTTTTTATACTTTCAAGAATTATTTTATAATCTTCGTCATAGTCTATCAAAATTTTTTCTAAAGTTATTTTTTCTATATAATCTTTTATAGATAGAATATCGGCAGTTTCTAAATCTTCAGAACTAAGTTCAAATGTATTTTCTACATTTTCGATGTTGATTTTAGTTTGTTCGTTGGCGTTAAGAGAAGTATCGTTATAGTTGTTTTTTAGATACCAAAAAATTTTATTTTTAGCTACTGCCGTGAAATATGAGAAAGCATCTCCTTTGACTTTATTCCACTTAAGAATAACTTCCATTATTCCAGTCCAAGCTTCTTGATATAAGTCATCATTTATATAATTTCGTCTAAGTAATTTATATTTGCTTATAACTCCTTTTATAAGGAGATCAAAAACTGGAAAAAGTTCGTTTAATATTTTCTCTCTATCTTTTTCATTATTTTGATATAAAAGAATTTTTTCTTCTACTTCTTTATTATCAAAATACATTTTTTGTTTGCGTGACATGTCAATCTAAAACCTCGTATATTCTATCGATATTTGTAGTATATACTGCATCCCATTCTTTTCTTTTAAATTTTATAATTTTTTCGGGATTATTATCAGTAACGTCTTCATTAAGATTCAGCTCCCAACTTGGTCCAACTGCTACTATTCTTCTGCTATCTTTTAACGCTTCGAATGCTGTAAGTGGAATATCGAAACTACCTAAACTATGATTAAAAATTAATGACGCTTCTAATAGTGGAGTATAAGCTTTATTTTTGATAGTTTTAGCAACTATTTTTTTACCAGTTATATTTGACGCTTTATCTATGTCTATAGTGTTAGTTACTTTTAAAAAAATTCTTTGGATTGCTGCGTATTTAGGCGCGTGACCTCCAGGCGTTATGTATTTTTCACCAAAAGTTTGACCTACGTTTTCTCTTACTTGATTTATAATTAATAGCGAAATTTCAGTATTTTGTAGAGGTTTTGCAATTTTTCTAAGACCCATAGAGTTGACTCTAGCTCTTATTGCCATTTCTTTATCGTAAGCGTCTCCAGGCTCCATTTCGATTTCTTTTTTGGCAGGCGTTTGTGCTAACGAATCCCAAACTATCAACGCAGGTCCGTCCCATGTTCTTTTTTCGACTTTAGATAACATAACTTGTGCTATTACATCGTATACATCTTCTAAACAATTCGGTTGATGATATATTAACTGATTTGTATCTACTCCAAGTGACGCAAGTCTTTTCATCGACGTAGCAGCTTCTGTATCTAAATACACTACTGGCATTTCTTTTTTTTGCGCTTGAGCTGTAATAAGCGCAGCTAGAGTTGATTTTCCAGAAGCTTCTAAACCCATTAATTCAATAACTCCGCCAATTATTATACCACCACCTAATTTCTTATCTAAACTAGGTATGCCAGTTGGTATAAAATTAAAAGCGTCAATTTGTATGGGATCTGCTGATCCGAAAATAGCTTCTTTTATGCCATAAATAGGATCTTTTTTAGAATCTCCGCCTTCATTTTTTTGCGTTTTTAATCTCATAAATTTCTCCTATTAAAACGGATCTTCGTCATCGGCCGTTTCATTCGAATATGGCCCTACATATTCTTTTTGTTCATTAGTTTCGGTATCGATCATTTGTTCATCACTAAAAATTTCATTAACGTTGTTATTTTTATCATTTTTAAATGCTTCTATATAATTTGCTAATTCCTTAGATCTTTCTTCCATTTCGATCGCTTTTTGAGAACGTCTTTCTAAAGTTTCTATTTCTTTGTAATATTTTTTTAATTCATAAGCTATTTTATAAATGTATTCTTTATCGGATAGAACTTCGTTTTCGATAAACGTTTCTAAAGGCTTTTCGTGTACTGTTTTTAATATTTGCTTAAAACCCTCAGACGTTGAAGGTATGACTACAGTTTTATCAATTTCAATATCAAAATATCCTTTTTCGTTAGTATATAATTTTATTTTATGTCTAAAAGCATCTATTAAATTTATGTTATCTTCGAGTATAATATCAGAAAGTTTTTGCCTAAAAGTAGAATATAAATAATCTTGAAACCAAGCAACTTTTATTCTTTTTTCATGAATAACATATGTTAAAAAGAATTTAGTTCCAACAGCCATTTTATAAATATGCTTTGGTACTCTATTTTCTTCTATTAATTCTTCGATCGCGCACGAGCCCTTACAATTTACTCTTGTTGGTCTTTGAATTTTTAATTTTTCTTTGACAAATTCATATACTCCGAAATGAGTTGTTACTTCTTCGAAAGGATAGTCTACATCAGCTACATCGTTCTCGATGTCTATAAACGATACTTTTGGTATAATAAAAAATTGGTAGACTTCATTTTTTTGGAATTTTAATGTTTCGACAGATCCGAATGAATTGCTTTGCGTTTGAGTTTCTTTAAATTTTTGCGCAAACGTTTCTTTTGGTCTAATAATCATGATATAAATCCTCCATGCCTTTATTTTTATATTATATCATAAGCTTACGATACATTGACCATATTTTACTTACGTTTTTATTTTAAACTCCAATTTTTTCTTGAAATTTTTTAAGAAATCGTGACTTAAATTGTTTTTGAGATCTATAGTCGTGAAATAATTCATGCGACAAATTTTTTCCGTAGAAAACGATTTTTCTAAAGGATTTAGATCGTTTCTTTTTGCATTGTTAGCGCTTAATATAAAAAACGTTTTTCCTAAATTGCTACTATCTTTCGATATTAATGGTTCTATGTTATTTAATAATTTCGTTGAATTAATTGTGAAAAAGATATACGACGACTTTTTGTTTTCTGTAGATTTGATTTTTTTTCTATGTATTCTTATTGTATTTACATGTTTAGCAAAATCTGAATTAAAATTTGACGAAAAATCTACATTTTTTTCTTTTTCGACTGAAAAGACTGATACAATAGTTTCGTTATCTACAACATCGAAATCATCATCAAATTTTTCTTTTTTAAAATCAAAAGTATAAAAACGTTCTTTATCTATTTTATAAAAAATAGTTTTATCAGTAACTTCAACTAAATTTGAGACGAAATTAGTTATTTGTTGTGCTATGAAATTGTCGCTAAATTTAGTTTTTAATGGTTTTAACGGAAAGAAAACTGCAATAAGTTTTGTTGTTAAAGAATCTGCTGTTTTTGTTTTAATATTCATTGTTGTAGTCTCCGCCATATTCGCCTTCGTTTTCTTCTTCAGTGTCTTGTTCTTCTTCGTTTTCTTCTATTATATCTTGTTGTTCGTTTTCTTCAACATTATTTTGTTCTTCTTCGTTTTGCATTTGTTGCTGTTCTTGAGCTTGTGCTGCCATAGCAACTTGTGCTGCTACTGGATCTAGAATTATGTCCATATTAGGCAGCTCCTTCAAACCATAAGACGATCTAATTTCGTTCACTGTTCTTAGGTAAGTAACTTCTTGTTTTTCTAACGATATTTTTTGAGATTCAATCAAGTCTGTATAACCATAAAAAGCAAATTCGAATTGTCCATCTGTCAATGGGCTAACTATATATTTGTTTATAGTTTTTTCTATAAAACGAAGAAGAGGTACCAAACCTTTATCTTTAGAAAATTTTATTCTTTCTATTGTTGATGAATCGTTTAGAGTTCTGCTTTGACCCGACACGCCACCTTTATTCGGGAAATTTATTTCAACGGGATCTATCTGATATACTCCGCATATTACGTTAACTAAATATTCTAACCATCTACCGAATTCCATTTCTCTATTAGAGGAACCAAGATTAAGCCATTCAACTCCTTGCTCGCTAGCTAATACTGGTGTTTTCCACGAATTAGCAACTCCCGTTAATTGCGCATGCCACGCTCTTCTAAAAGTATCTAGTTCTTCTGAAGAAATATTGCTTCCTCGTATATTTAAGATACCTTTTGGCGTCGAACCTTGTGTGAAAAATCTTTTATTATAATCTTCGCCATATAATTGACTTGCTATATAGTTTAAAGCCATTTCTATTTCTGAAATTCCATAACCATTTGCTTTAATATCTGTTGTTGGATTTCTGACAGCGAATGCCATTTCATCATAGCTATAAGCAGTATAAAGATTTCCATCAATAAATTGAACGTAATATATTCCTTTTTCCGCTCTAGTTCTGGGATCAGAAAGTCTTATTGTTCCAGAATCGACTGCGTAAAAAGCAGCAGGTTTTCCTGTTTTAGAATCTTTTACAATTTCAAAACACAACTGGTCAAAAGTTAAACTATCTCTAGTTATTTTTTTTAGAAAAGTAATAAAATTATCTCTTTGAGGGTCTTGAGAAAGAGATTCTATAGTACCACAATTTTCTATAAACTCTCCGACATCTATTATAGTTTGAATTTCTTCTTTTGAAGCTAGAGGAAGTTTTTTATTAGGATTGGCTTGTTTATATAAATATTGATATTTTTTCTCTTTAGGCACAATAACGTAACCGATTCTATCGTTAGGCATGATATATGGAGTAGCAAAAAGAGATACTTGGTTTATTCTAGTATTTAGTATCGATGCTATTACTCCATTTCTATATGACATTTTTCTTAAGAGTTGATAGCTTAATGCCCAAGAAGCGTTTTTTGTTTTGAATTGAAGGTAGTCTAAAATATAAAGAGGGTCGAAAAATTTAGAAGCTGGAAGTTGTTCTTTTGGATCCTGTTTGTCTACTAACTTTCCTCCAGATAATGAAACTTTTTGCGCTTTTTCTACTTTTTCTAAATTTATGTCGTTATCATTAACAAATGAATATTCTAAATTGCTTTTTGCTTTTGCTAATTCTTTTTTTCTTCTTGGTGACATAGTTATCGTTCTCCAATAATAATATCTGTATTAATATATGAATTTTTTCCAATCTATAACTTCTGGTTGTCCTACAACGACATTATTATCAAAAATATTATCGTCATAAAATATATTTTTGTTTATTGCCGAAAATTGATTTTCTTTTTTGTTTGCATTAGATTGTATATTAAACTCGTCTTTATTGATAAATTTAAAAGCGCTCGATTGTTTTTCGTGAATAAGTATAAAACATCCTACTGCAGTACTTATTATTGCGTCGTCTTTTTTTCCTTTGTCAGCTTCAGGTCTACCATTATTATTATATACAAAAGTAAGCGCTTGATTTAGCCACATTTTACTATAAATTACTAGCATATTATTTCGTAACATTTCGCTTAAGTTATCTAATATTAATGGTCTAGTAACGTTATTAGTAATAAATCCTGGTTTGTTGTCTTTTGCATAATAAACAGAAGGATATTTATCTAATATTTTTATTTGATCTTGCATGAAACCATTAGCCGCCCAATAATTAAGTAAATGCCCGTGATTATTTCTTTCTATAGCTATTTTAGGGAAATTATATTTTGAACTCATATAATATATTAATTTCCAAAAATTTGGCATTGGTATTTTTTCACAAATTTCGGCGCATTGTTCTATAAAAACAGGTTCTTTATTTAATCTCAGTATAAAAGCGCTAGAATAATCTGAATTAGGATTGCCTTCAGCAGGGTCGACGCATACTATATATTGTTCTCCTGGAATGTAATTTTTATAAATTTTTATTTTGCCATCCATTTCATATCTAGTCCAGCCTTTTTCTAAAATAACGTTTTCGTCGTTAGTTCTATTCCAAGTTTTATTAGTTTCGTTCCAAATCATAATTGATTTTAGAATTTTTTGATCAAAAAACGGCTGGCCCGACGAAACAAAACAAGTCGCGTCATCTTCGGGATATTCTTGTAGAAATTTGTCTTTTAATGACGTATGTTTTTGCCTTCGCCATGCTATTTGTTCTAATGTAAGATTAAATGCTTTAATTAAATTTTTTTCTTCTTCTGAAAGAGTCGATTGTATATATTGCTTTTCTGAATCTTCTAACGAATAAAAATATTCTGGGTGATCAAACCATCTAAAAAAGTGAGGATAAGGAATTTGATTTAGCTTTCTTTCTTCTTCTGAGGCATTAATCGATTCAGTATATTGATCGTAAAAATGATTGTATCCATTTGCAGTTGTTTCATATATAATAATGCC